CCGTCCTCGGAGCCGTCGTAGTAGATGGCGATCAGGCGACCGGCGCGGGCCGGGTCTTTGCATCGTTTGAGCCGCTTCCAGAGCTTTTCGTTCTGTTCAAGAGAATGGAACACGAAAGCGCATTGGGTTTCCGCATCGGCTATACTGCCGCCATAGACCCTTGCGAAATCATAGAGATCTTCGAGGTAGTCTGTCGCGTACCATTGACCAAGGCCGAAACCGCCGCATGATCGCACGGCCTCGACAAACCATTGACGGGAACTTCCGTCCTCCATGCCCTTGTCGGTCTTGCTGACAACGTAGCCGCATAGGTCGAAACCTTCGTAGGCTTGGAGCGTGTCCCAGCCGGTGACGGCATCGGACTTGTACTGGCTCTCCCGCCAGAAGTAGGCGAGTACGCCAGCCGTCACGACATCAGACGGGGAGTGCAGCGAAAGCTCATCCCACAATAAGCGCTCGGCCTCTTTGCTCTTGCGCTCGGTGATCGTGGCATAGGCTGGGGACGGGAGAGACAGGAGCAGGGCTATGGTGAGAAGTAATGATAGGAGTTTCTTCAATCACTCGCCCTCCTCTGCCGTGATGACAGCCGCTTGGGATTTCAGCGCAGAAATGATGTCGCTGTTCCTGCTGTACCTATACATGGCTTTTTCATAATCTGATGGAAAAGCTCTTTCATCACAAATGATGTCTCCATCTTCTGCTCTCTGTTTCTCGTATCTTGTAATAAGTACATCCGCATCAATCAGCCGTCCATGCTCCGGGACGGGGACGGCGGTGTATTCAATCGTTTCTTCGACATGAGGGCGGCAATCAAAGTATTCAACATATGCTTGCCCACTACCTACTATCGTGATTGTTATGGTATGTCCATGCCTCGGCATCTCCATGCCCTTGATATAAACCCCCATGCTCATTTCCCCCTCATACTCAGATTGATCGCAAGTGAAACAAGCGCCATCACAAGGGCGATGAAAGACCATCCGTTTATCTCGATCATGCTCATTCCTCCTTCGGTGGCTGTGGCAGCGGCATCCAATGGGTGATATTCCGACCGAATGCTGCGTTATAGCAAAACGCGCCGTCCACAAAGTTGTCTATCCGATACCGCCATTCGCCATCTGCACTATTCTTGAAAGCAACAACAACCTCGTCTTCTGTGTCTGGCAACCGCTCCGTCACGGAAATCCAGCGCGGTTTGCTTGCGAGCTCTCCCGTCAGTTCCACAAGCTCTACTTCCTGCCGCCTCGATAACTCTTCCAGTTCTTTAATTGCGTCGGCGGCTGGCTTCATCAGTTCCTTAGATCATACGCTTGCGTTTGTTGTCTCCGTGAACTGTGAGCAATTGAAGCACTCACCAGAAGCACACTCCCACAGCCGCTTTACAAGTTCGTCATACATCAGCTTTCCTCCCTTCTCAAGCACCATTTCGGCGGTTCTTCTTGTTCACCGTCTATAATTACATACTTCGGCGCAGATGGAAGGCCGCATACCCCTCGCGGTCTGTATTCTCCTTTCCTTGGCTTAAAATACGGGCAAAGGGTTCCACATTTTATGCTCTCTTGTTCCATGCCTTCACCGCCTCCCCTTCTGACTGAAATTTCTTTTGCGACCGCCCAACGCAAGTGGAGTCCGTGCATTGTGGGACATAAGCTTTGCGCCGAAACTCGATCGTCCATTTCTTTTCTTTCGGTTTTCGCCATTCTCGCATAATGGCGGCATCTTCCGGGATGTTATCATCTGAATCGGCATATTCAGACGGATAATATGTCGTGTGCATCTTCGCTGGCAAACCGCAAAACGGGCAAGGTTTAAGTTCCATCAGCTTTCCTCCCTCTTTACTCCGAACGAGCAAAACCCATCAGGCGGCATCTTTATTGTCGCGCTCCGTGAACACATCGGAGTCGTGTTTGACCACCGTTTGCTCTTCTGTTGTGGCTTATAATGGATGCAATCCCGGCAGAAGACCACAGGCCGCACGGCGGCGGCGGGGATTGCTCTGATTTCTTCAATCGCCGCATTGAGAGCGGCTTCTGTTTCATCGCTACACGCGCAAAACTGACCAAACACAGCGTCAAACGCTTTTTCGCGTTCGATACACTCAGCCATTCTCTTCTCCTTTCACTTCATGCCCGGTGTACTCGTCGATGCTCAGACCGAGAGCGTCGGCCAGCAGCTCGACGGTGGCGAGAGAGCCGTTGTTTCGGCCCTGCTCGATGCGCGAGATTGTGCCGAACTTCACGCCGCTTTTCTCGCCAAGCTGCCGAAGGGACAGCCCGGCTTTTCGCCGGGCCTCCCGCATGTGTTCTCCTCTGGTCATGCCGTTGCCTCCTCCTTCAACCATGCAAGGACTGTTTCTCTTGACAGGTTTTCATAAAGAGCTGCAAAGAGATCGCAAATCGTCCCGGCAAGTTCTTCGTCTTTTACGGTTTGCCGTAGTACATCTGCCTTTGTTGGCGCGTGCCATTCTATCTTTATTGGAACATCAATCAACTTCCGCTGTTCCTTGTCCATCTTTGCCCCACAGTTTGGGCAATAGTTTGTAGAAGAGAAACGCGGCATCGCCTCCTGACAATTACTGCATTTGCGCGTCCCAACAGTGTGCAAGAAGTCTTCATACTCCGCGTGAAAATCCCAAGAGGCGTGCTTCATGCCGTGCCCTCCCTTGCCTGCTGCTTGATGCTCTCCCACAGGCGGGAGTTTGTGCGGAGCGCGGCTGACAGGTCACGCTCGGAGCGCAGAGCCTCGTGGAGCAGCACGATCTCCCGGTCCTTGTCGGCGATGGCGCGCTCCTTTGCGTCCAGTTCTTGCTTGAGCGCCGCGATCTCTTTGTTGTAAGCCTCGATTGCGCGGGCCTGCTTGAGATCCCGGTCGGACAGCAGCGCGAGGGATTCGTGGTTGTAGTCGGCCTCGTCCTTGTAGCACTTGGCGTCTGCCTCGGCACGCTGGCGGCGGATCTTCTCGGCGTTATACTGCTTCTTCCAGTAGTTGTCCGCCGGGGCAATGATCATATCAAATACGCCCATTGCTGTCCCTCCGTTTGACAAATTCCACAATTGCCGCCTCGACCAGATCCTGCATGGACGCGAAGGCGGTCTTTTCATACAGTTCGTTCAACTGGGAGAACAGGCTGTCATCCAGACGGACGGTCAGCTTGTTTCCCTTGCGGCGGTGCTCACGGCGGCGGGGCTTGGGCAGCTCCGTCTTGCCGTCCCACACGGTGTCCGAGAGGCCGGGGAAGCTGCCGAAAGTCAGGCGCAGGATCGCCTCCGCCTCCGGGGTGAGCTGGACGGCGTACTTATCGGGGTTGCAGATCATCGTCTGCGTGGGCTTGCCGTACTTCGGATAATAGCGCCGCAGCTCCGCCACCATCTGGCGGTTCGTGATCCCGGCGTTTTTCGTGTATGCGGTATAATCTGGCATCTTATTTCTCCTTCTTCCATTGTTCGTATGGCTCGCCGAGCGGTTCTATCAGGATCTCCACACGGGGGTTTTCCTTGTCATAGAGCACCCGGCTCCCGCCGACGCTTGCCACAATGTCGCGGTTGTCGTCGGCGAGGATGTAAAACTTTGTGAGGATGTCGTGCGTCGCGGCCATCAGGTTTGTGAGATCGACGCGGCGCTTGGTCGGCATGTAGTAAACGCACTTCACCCGGCAGGGGTAGGCGATCGGCTCCGGCGGCTTTGGGGAGAGGAAGTAGCTTGCTATCGTCTCATACTCCTCGTAGCGGTCGGACTGCCGGATGAAGCGCCGCCCGGTCGCCCGGTTGAAGGCGATCTGCTGGTGGTTCTTCTTGGTGATCGGCACACCGGGGATGGTATAGCCGTAGGTTCTGGTCATTCTGTTTCAATCTCCTCCGTATCTTCAAACAGGTTGAGCTGTCCGGGCATCACGTCGTACTCCATCCACCAGTTGAAGACATCGCGGGCCGTCGCTGAACGCCATGTACTATCGTACTTCCCGCGCCAGATACGCTCTTTCAGCATCCGTTCAAAGGCGAGCATGTAGTTCTCTTTGTACTGCGGCCAGCGGAGAAATTCTTTTTCCCGGCCTTTCGTCCCAGCCATCGGGCAACCGATGCAGCCGAGACGGTTCATGCCCTCGTCGTAAAGCTCACAGTAGGGGATATGTTCGCAGTGAATGAAATCCCAGACATCACGATCCGTCCATTCTATGATGGGGTTCAAGGTTGTCTTGTGCCGCTTGTAGCAGACTTCGACCATGCGCCTTGAATCCTCGTTATCATTGGTCAGTACCACCCCCCCTTGTTTGTTAAAGAAAAAACTATCTTTTGCCAGCATATCTTTTGCCGCTCTTTTGCTGGTCACGGTGACAAGGCCCTGATTCGCTCTCCGGGCCGGGCTTTCTGCCCAGCGCACGCCGGTCACGGTCAAGCGCCCATCGCCGCCGCTCTCTTTGAGCTTGGTGCAGCAGTAGCGGACAACCCGCGTCGGCGGGATCAGTTTCTCCGGGATCAGGTTCCACATCGTGATCGGTTTCCCGGCGAGCTTTTCGTTGTGGTAGTCCTGGGAATAGCGTGGGACTTCCCGCCGCACGTCCGGGTGTTTCTCCTTGATGAAACGCACCAGCTCGGGAGGGTCGACGGAGGTCACGCGATAGGTCGCGTCGTACTTCACGCCTGCCATATCGAGCAGGGCTTTGCAGACCACGCTGTCCTTGCCACCGGAAAAGGCGAGGTAGTAACCCTCTGACGGTTCGTAGGCTTTTATCCGCTCAAGGCTTTTGCTTACCTTGTCGCTCAGTTCACTCACTTGCTTTTCTCCCTCCAGTTCTGCTGCCCTGCCGGGGCGTTGAGGATGTAGCCGCTGGCACGTTCGTGAATCCGGCTTGCTATGGCCGGGTCGATCGTCTCCACCGCTTTCAGCGGCAGTTCCGAGGACAGGATCGTCCGTTTGTTCTTCGCGTTGTAGCGGGCGTTTAACAGGGCAAAGGCGAGGTTTATGTCTCCGGAGCTCGGCTCCCCGCGCTGCTTGAAAAAATCGTCTATGTACAGCACCGGGGCCTTGGCCAGATCCCGGAACGCGGCCTCATATGCTGCGGCGTCGTTGACCAGAGCCTTGAGCTTCGGTGCGTCCTCCCGCCAGAGCATGTAGCGCACGGGAGCGCCCTTTTTGATCAGGTAGCGGCAGACGGCGGTGCAGATGTGTGTCTTGCCGGTGCCGGGATGCCCGGAGATGTAGAGCCATTTCCCGCGCCCGTTCTTGGCGTAGTCCACCGCCACTTCCAGCGCCCGGCGCGTCCATTCGTCCGGGGTCTGGAAACTCTTGAAGGTGCAGGCGTCGAAGAGATCCCCGAGGCCGGAACGCTCGATGCGCTTTCGGGCGGCTCTTATCTCCATGCACTTGCAGGGCCGGGAATAGAGCACGCCGTGCTCCGTCTGGGTCAGGATCACGCCGCGCCCCTCGCAGAGCGGGCACACTTCGTCAGGCATGTTTCTCCGCCGCGTCCTGCACGGCCTTGATCACCGAGTCATAGTCCTTGACCTTGATGTCCTTGGTGCTGGCATAGCCCATCGAGACGATCAACTGCTTTGCCTCGGGCGTGGTCATGCCGAGAGACCCGGCCATGGCATAGATGCGCTGGATCTGCTTGGAGCTGATCGGGTCGTCGTCGCGGACCCTGGTGATGCTTGCGGCCTCGGCCATAAATCCGTCGTTGTCGATGTCCTGCGTGAACAGGTCCGACAGGCCGGAGATGGCAAGGGCGGCACCGACAAGGGCGCGTTTCTGCGCCATCTTCAAAGAGCCGTTTGCGCTGTCGGCGGCGGGCTTGAATCCGTTGCGCCCCTCGGCGGTGTTCGCGTGGCCGTAGGAGTTCGAGACGACGACCTTCTCCCCGTTGGGGCCGAGCTTCACCAGATCGCAGCGGACGGTGTAGGCAAAATAACTGTTCTGCCCGTCGTAGTTCTCGACCTTGGAGACAAGGTCGTACTGCTGGAGGAGACCGAAGCCGAAGGAGATCTTCTCCGCGCCGCTCTTCTGGAGGATGGGCTTGTCAAAGGCTTTCTGCCCGGCCTTCTTGCCGGTCTTGACGATGGGGTTGTCAAAGTCAACCCCTCGCTTGAGTTCCAGAGCGGCACCGTTGCCGAGCTGCAGGGCGTAGTTGCCGCGCGTCGGTTCTGCAAGAGCGCGGTGCGCTTCGTAAATCATCAGTTCATTCATGTCAATATCCTTTCACGATATGGTGCATCCTGCGCATGGGCCAGAAAAGCTCACAGGACGCAAAGCCGTATTTTTTCTGGATCTCCGCCTGCCATTGGAGACGGTACGTTCCGTCTTTCATGAGCTGCACGCCGAGACCGAGACCGTCAATGGGAATCAGGTTGTTATCCGCGAGCCAGGAATAGCCGTAGAGCTGGCAGCAGAGGGCGATCTTTGCGGGCCTGTCCATACTCTGCGTGGTCTTGATGTCCACAACGATGTTCGCCCTGTCGATCACGCCGATCCGGTCAACCGTCCCGGCGGCATAACGGCTCTCGGTATCCTGCGCGTACAGCGGCTGCTCGATGTACAGCCACTCGGGGGTGTAGTCCCGGCAGAAGTCCGCCCACGCCTGGACATAGGGGACAAGTTCGCCCTCGAACTCCTCCGGGAGCGCGTCCATGTCGTACAGGGCGCACAGCTCGTGGATGCGCGTTCCCCGCGCCGCCGCCTGCTGAACCACCCCGGAGGGCGGATACTTCCCGGCGGTGATCGGGGCAAGGATCTCCGTCACGCTCGGGACCTTCTGGCCGTCCAGCGTGTAGGTGTGGGTCGCTTCGTCAAACAAAAATTCTCTCATGGCATTTAGAAGGGTAATTCACCCGGATCCCCGTCCGGCAGCTCCTCCATCGTCGGGGGCGGCACGTCTACGCCGGGGCGCTCGGTCCGGTCACCGCAGAACCAGCAGTCGTCCACCTGGCACTCCCAGTTCACGCGGCTGTTGCCGTCGCGGTCCTGCCATTTGCGGCTTTCCAGTCTGCCCTTGACCACCACGAGCTGACCCTTGCGGAAATTCCGCTCCACAAAGCCCGCTGTGGCTCTCCACGCGGAGCAGTCCACAAAGTCCGTCTGTTTTTCGCTTCCTCCGGGTTGCCAGTCACGGTCAACGGCCAGCGTGAAGCCCGCCACGGTCGAGCCGTTTTTGGTGCTTCGGATCTCCGGGTCTCGGGTCAAGCGCCCCTGTAAAACCAGTATGTTAAGCATCGTCCTTTTCGTCCTCCTTGTGGAATATTGGGATAATGTATCGCAGGCCGCAGGAGCTGCAGCTGCACGAAATCGACAGCTTGTTGTAGCTCAGGCAGACCGTGCGCGGCTTGTGGCAGCCCGGGCAGTTGCAGTAGCGCTTTCTGCCGCGCTTGAGGTCCTTTGTCTCCTCGTCGCAGTAGTCCCGGAACACCAGGGCACGCTCCCGGATGGGCGGGCAGAAATCGCCGTAGCCCATGACCTCCATCTGATTTTCGATGTGGCGGGCTTCGGCCTCGTCGCCGTCCATCACGGCCCTGCGGTAATCATCCACCGCCAGTTCGACCACAGCGGCCCACAGCCTGACGGCGGGCTTCATTTTGGCCTGTTCTTCCGTCATGGCGTCGCCTCCACCACGCGCAGGGTATCCGGGAAACGGAAACCGGACGCGCGGAACATGTCGATCGCTTCAAACAGGGCGCGGAGATCGTGGCGGCTCTTGCCGTAGGTGCACCACTCGCACCACACGCCGTCCACAAGTCGCTCCACGCGCAGCTTCGGGACGGGCTTAATCGGGGTCGTAGACTGCAAAGGGTTCGTTGGCATCGTCTTCCTCCTCTTCATCGTTCATCCAGTAAGGCCAGCCGGTTCTCTCCATGCTGGCAATGATGGGATCGTCAGGAATCTGCGGCATCGTCGGGGACCTCCACAAATTCGCCATCTTTCAGCGTGTACCAGGTGTCGGGCATGAGGGTCACGCCGTCGACAACTCCGGCTTTCCATTCGCGGATGGACCATGATGCGTCTTGCTCAATGGCTATGACAAGCAACGCGCCCATTCCGCCTTTTGCTTTGACGCAGTTGCCGCGCACAACAGAAAGACCGTCTTTCCCGGAAGCGGAAGATCCTCTTGAAGTGGCGCTGCCGCAGTTGCCAGCCGTGGCAGCGCCGTAGTTGTCAGCCGTGGCGCTGCCGCAGTCGCCAGCCGTGGCAGCGCCTTTATAGCCAGCCGTGGCAGCGCCTTTATAGCCAGCCGTGGCAGCGCCGCAGTTGCCAGCCGTGGCAGCGCCGTAGTTGCCAGCCGTGGCAGCGCCTTTATAGCCAGCCGTGGCAGCGCCGTACTCGCCAGCCGTGGCAGCGCCGCAGTCGCCAGCCGTGGCAGCGCCGTACTCGCCAGCCGTGGCGCTGCCGCAGTTGCCAGCCGTGGCAGCGCCGTACTCGCCAGCCGTGGCGCTGCCGCAGTTGCCAGCCGTGGCAGCGCCGTACTCGCCAGCCGTGGCAGCGCCTTTATAGCCAGCCGTGGCAGCGCCGCAGTTGCCAGCCGTGGCAGCGCCGTACTCGCCAGCCGTGGCGCTGCCGCAGTTGCCAGCCGTGGCAGCGCCTTTATAGCCAGCCGTGGCAGCGCCGCAGTTGCCAGCCGTGGCAGCGCCTTTAAAGCCAGCCGTGGCGAGCTTCGGGTCCGTGTGTTCTGACGTGGTATGTGCTTTGACATACTCGATGTGCGCTTTGACAAGGCCGGGAATCCCGATCTCCGCTCCGAGGGTGATCTTCTTCCCGCACACCTTCGTGTCTATGGATTCACGCTCCGGGGAGACGTCCTCCAGATCTGCCTCGAAGTACCGGGAGCCGGTTCCAGGCGGATAATAGCCGAGTACGTCCAGCGGGGCCTCGCAGGCGTGGAAACCGTGGGCGCAGAGCTTCGCTTCCGGCTTCTCATAGGTAACGCCCTGCTCGTACTGAAAGACTTTGCCGTCGGGCGTGCACTGCATGTCCTTGTTGGTGCCTTTGTAAACTTTCATTTTGCGTTCCTTTCCATCGTGGTTTTGATCGCGTCCTCCAGCTCTTCCGGGGTACAGTCCAGAGCAGAGCAGAGGAGGCGGCGGTATTTGCGGAGCGGGGGAATGTCGCCGCTTTCCCAATGGCTTACAGCGCCCTGTGAGACGTTGACGGCTTCTCCGATCTCCTGCTGGGTTCTGTGTGCGCGTTTCCGTAGTTCGCGCAGGGTCAATGTGTTCACCTCCAAACCTCATGTTTATGAGTTTTAGTTATTGACCCCCACAGAAAACCGTGATAGAATCGCATTGGGGGAACACAACTCAATCACGGTTCCTGCGGGATGCCTGGGGCGCTTGTGGCGAGCGCTCCGGGGATCTCTGCATCCCTTTGGCTCCGACCGTCGAGCAGCTCACGCCTCCGGGATGGCTTTATAATAGCTCATGAAACATTAACTTGCAAGCATAAAACTTAAAGAAACGTTAAGTTTGGAAGATGGCACAAGATAGGCAACAAAAAAAGCGTCCCGCTTTGACGGAACGCACAAGATGTTGTAAGACTTTGTAACTATTTGGAAGGAGAATGACATGAAAAAGGTCGAATGGTGGCGTTATGTGCTGGCTGTACCGGCGTTTATTCTGCTTTACTTTCTGGCTCCGATCCTCTGGATGCTTGTCCAGTCGGTTCTCGATCTGTTCGCACCGAAATACTTCAAGCAAGGCGCGGCATGGATTCAGCTCTGCGCTTACATCGTAGCCCCGTTCTTTGCCTCCTATGCTGCGGCAGGAATCACAAAACGGGTTACACCGCTTAATGTCGGGCTTTGTATTCTCGGCGGCGTTTACTCCGTGTTTGTCGCTACCTGGAATTATTTGACCGGGAAAAACAATGTCCTTACCACCGTGGAGCTCGCCGTCTCCGGCGTGATTTATCTGGTTCTTGCGGTAAAGTTTGGTATGGAGATGGCGAAGCAGGGGAAACAGGACAAGCCCGCTTAAGTACGTTATACCTACATTCTCCGTTCTAACGTACCTGTATAGATATATTATTATATTAATTTATTATATAAAAATATAATTACTTGAGATAACGTAGGTTGGGAGTACAAAGGTTAAGACTTAGGGAACAAGGTAAGACTTTGCAGAAGGTAGGATAGAAGTACGAGGGAGGTCTAACGTACATGGATACAACCCTGGATAGAATTTTATCCTTATTGCCCCGAAACGAAAACGGAAAGATTCGGCACGGGGCAAAGGCGGACTTCGCCCGGGAACTTGGATTTTCTGACGGGGCTATTGTCTCCATGTGGGAGAAGGGAAGCAGCAAATCCTACCTTGGCTATCTGTACGAAATCGCCCGGATGTACGGTGTTTCCCTTGAATGGCTGCGGGGCGAGACTGACGAGCGCGAGCCGCTAAAGGCCGGGCCGGTGCCGGAGATCCTGACACGTTACAACGAGCTGGACGAGCACGGGCGGCATCTGGTGGAGCTGATCCTTGACGCCGAGTGGAAGCGCTGCAACATGATTCAGGCGGTCGAAGTCGTGGACCTTGGCACGATCCGCCATTACCTGAGCAAACCGGCAGCGGGACCCGGCGGCATGGTCGAGGGCGAGGACTACGAGGACATCCCCCGGACGGCGGACATGCCAAAAGGCGCGGACTTCTGCCTGACGGTCAGCGGCGACAGCATGGAGCCGTATATTCACGACGGCCAGCGGATCTATGTCAACGAGGCCTCCGAGCTGCAGCCCTTCGAGGTCGGAGTGTGGTGCGTCGATGGTGCGACCTACGTCAAACAGTACGCGCCGGGCTATAGCGGGGAGGTCTATCTGCTTTCCGCCAATCCAAAACGGGAGGCCGCAAACCTGACAATCTGGCCCAGCGGCGGGCAGAGCGTGCAATACTTCGGCAAGGTCTTGGGCCTCCCCAAGCTGCCGGAGCCGATATACAAGTGACGCTTTCTCTCTATGGCCTTAATTTTGCGTTCTGAGCGGCTTTATATTTCAGACGTGAATTTATACCCACTCAAGGCAAAAGCCGACAGGGCGAAAGAAATCAAGGAGTTTAACACTTGGAAATGATGGAGCAAACACGACAGGCGGAGCTAATGCCATGCCCCCGGTGCAAATTCCCGACGCCGGTCTATAGCGTCTATTGCTGCGTATGCGGGGAGCGGATCGCGCCGGAGAAGCGGCGGCGGTCCATGCTGCTGCCGGTGCCGAAGCCGGTCGAGCTGGCAAGCGGGACGTGGCGCGGGCAGCTCATGAAGGACGGCAAGCGCATTTCGATCACGGCAGAGTCAGAGCAGGAATATTACACCAAGGCGCGGGCGATCAAGGCCGGGCTGATCGAGGCAGAGAAGACCGCCCCGAAAAAGACGCTGGGCGAGGCGATAGACGAGTACATCGCGAGCAAGGACAAGATCCTGAGCCCGTCCACCATCAAGGGGTATAAGAGCATCCGGGGGAACCGCTTCCGGGCGTACATGACCAAGGACATTCGGAGCGGGATCAACTGGCAGCGGGCCGTCAATGACGAGGCGGCGACGCTTAAGGGCAAGACGCTCTCCAATGCCTGGCACCTGGTGCTTGCGTCACTGACGGCGCAGGGCGTCGAAGCGCCGGATGTAGCGCTGCCGAGGATCGTCAAGGCGGAGCGGCCGTGGCTGGACTATGAGCAGATACAGGTATTTCTAAAGGCGATCAAGGGCAAGGACTGCGAGCTGCCAGCGCTGCTGGCTCTGCATGGGCTGAGACGGTCCGAGTTGCTGGCCCTGACCGCTGACAAGGTGGATCTCGGAAAGCGGCTGATCCGGGTCGAGGGGGCGGAGGTCTACAACGACGCCGGGCAGATCGTGGCAAAGGACGAGAACAAGACGGCGAGCAGCAGACGGACGGTGCATATCGTGATCCCGAGGCTGGAGGAACTGCTGCAGGGCAAAACCGGGAAACTGGTCACGACAAAGCCAAACACAAGCTACGTCCAGATCAACAAGGTCTGCGAGGCGGCGGGCCTGCCTCTGGTCGGGGTGCATGGGCTGCGGCATTCGTTTGCGTCTCTGGCGTACCATCTCGGATGGAGCGAGGCGGCAACGATGCGCGAAGGCGGATGGACAAATCCGAAGACGGTTCACGAGATTTACACGCACTTAGCCGCCCAGGATGCCGACGAGGCGGTCAGGAAAATGCGGGAGTTCTACGGCGGGAATGGTGGGACGTGAGCCCATCTTACAGGCCGTGAGTAATTCGTGAGTAATTCGGGCAGATAAAAATACTTGTGTGAATCCCTTGTTAAACTCACGTTTCAGCGATCGGGAAGAAAAACCAAGAGCCGAAAAAGCCCATGAAATCAGGGAAAACGAAAAGAAAAAGCCCCGGGATCGTGATGATCTCGGGGCTTTGATTTGGAGCGGATGATGGGAGTCGAACCCAATCAAAACCCGCTTGCCATGCGGTATAGAAGCAACTCGTGAGTAATTCCGTGAGTAAAAGCGGCTTCAAATCGTGAAGGGCTCGCCGTGTTTCGCCTCGTGGCGCTCCATATAGGCGGAAAGGAAGTCTTCCTCGGTCTCGTATTCGCCGGAGTTGTGCAGCTCCTCGCGGATCTCGTCGTCCATCAGTTCAACGGCAGCGGCATAAAGCCCGGCCTCGATAATCTCTTTTGCGGTCATGGTTTTTTCTCCTTTCGTGTCGTGTATTGATTCTAAACCCAGCCGGGGCCGGTGTCAATCCGTTTCGTCGTATTCGTGCCAGAGAATCCGGAGCATGTTTATCAGGTAAAGCAGCATGTTCTTCTCCTTTCTGCCCTCGTGACCTCCGGGGCGGGAATCTGTTATTTTGAGATTGAAACGAACTCTTTGCCAACAACGCCGCGTGCGGCCTTGACCGCTTTGGCAACGTACTCTCTGCTGAACTCGGCGTGATCCTTGTAGGCGACCTCTCCGTTGATCTCAAGCCGGAGAATGTAGCACGGCCAGAACGGAGCTTTCTCCCAAACAAGTTGTTCGCAGCGCCCTTGATGATCAGTAGTAACAACGACTTTCATTGATGAATCCTCCTCTTTCGGTTCAGGCGTCGCGCCAATAGGTCCAAGAGTGCACTTTGCTGGTTCCGTAGCGCTTCAAGTAGGAATCAACCTTTTTCTCGTGCTGAGTCGCGGCGTCTTTGTACGCTTCGAGAATGGCCTCGACCTCTTTCGGGGTGGCGATCCGGCGCTCGCTTCCGCGGATTGTCAAAACGCGGTCGAACAGATCCCAGCGGCAGGCGCTGCCTCCGCAAGCTTCGAGCACTTCCCAGAGCTTCACAAGCTCAACATTGCAGAGCTTGCAATCATCGGACTGCGTGTAATAGGCGCGGGGATTGATTGCGAGCATGTAATCGCTTTCGCCGTTGAGCACGTCCATAAGCTCGGAGATCCACTCGCGGTAGCGCTTCATGTTCTCGGTCTTGAAGTAGCTTTCACTCTTCCTTGCGTGGGCCGCAGCTTTCTGCGCGTCGTCGTAATCGTAACCGGATTCACCAAAGCAGAAGTCTTTTTCAATCCGCTGCTTGTCAACGGTGTAAACGAGGCCATCGTTCAGAACCGCGACCGCCGCAACCTTCCCGGCGCAGTAGTCAACCATCTTAGAATCGCGGGGCCACACCTTCGCGTATTCGCTGCGGAGCGTTTCCTTGTTTGCCTTCATTGTCTGATCCTTTCCGGCCTCCTGGCCCGCCGTCCGGTGTCTCCGGCTCGGCTCTCTCGATTGCGCTCTCAGAATAGCACGTTGCAACGGGAAATGCAATTGGCAGAATGCACAAAGTTGCAACGTGCCGATTTGTGCAGATTGTACACTTGGCAACGTGCCGCACTTCGCGCTATAATAAGGTAACGATTCCGAGGAGGTGAAGGGATGGTAAAGGAATCAAAGAAAGCCAGCAATGCCGCTTGGGACAAGGAAAACATGGTATACCAGACCGTGAAGGTAAAGAAGGACGTGCTCGCCAGATTCAAGGCTGCGGTGGCCGAGCGCGGCGAGAAGGTTAACACGGTCATAAAGGACTACATGATAGCATACGCAAGTGGTAACGTGCCGCAGGGCGGGACGGTTGCAACTGGTCAACCTGCCGTCGAGGATGGTTTCGAGCTGGTCAAGCTGCCTGTTGGGTATGCAGACCTGGCAAAGGCTGCGGCAGAGGCTTCCAGCACGGATCTTGATAGCTGGCTGTGTGGAGCCATTGAGGAGCAGAACGCAAGGGATGTCAAGGCCCGGGAGCTTCGGGAACTGCTAAAAGGGAGGGGATAACACGGAGGTAATTACTTTTCTGGAACGAGGGATCACGGCGAAGAGACCGAAGAACAAGGCCGAGGGCGAGTTCTTCGACAGGATGCGGGCCGCTGGCTGGACCTGCACAAAGCGAGGATGGCCGGACTTCTTCTGCGTGAACGATCAGGGCGAGGTCTGCTGCGTTGAGGTCAAGCCGAATAAAAAGCACGGCCTGAAAACCAACCAGGCCCAGATCATGGCGTTCCTGCGGTCCAAGGGCGTCAAGTGCTACAAGTGGACACCGGACGGGGGTTTCTCAATCCCTGAATGAAGTCAGCCGACGGGGGCTTTCCTCCGCCGGCTTTTTTAATTTCCTATCGCGCGTATAAATATAATAACTATACCAAGCTTTGCTATATATATATCTAAGCTTTAGCTAAATAATAAATATATAAATTAAACCTACGTTAGGAGTACAGAGTTAACTCTTCTGTAAACGTAGGTTAGAACTTAGAGAGAGTTAGATTAACAAACAGGGAGAAATATATAAACCTGGTACAGATCTAGCGCGCGCGCGACCCTTCAACCTACCAGGAAGGTGGGTTAATAGGGCGGATCGTGGGGAGCTGGTCCGGGCTGGTCTGGCTCGGTCTGGTGTAACATACTAACCTATCGGGAAGGTAGGAAGAAAGCAGCGGTTTGTGCCCGGTATATATTGCAATTGCCATGTGATCAGGGGCGAATCTCGGACAATCTAAGTTATACGAGATTCAAAGCAAGGTTTGGCGTATGATGCAGGGGGATACCATAGCGCGGGGATATGATACGAGGGGCGAGGCGGTCCAGTCCGTGAAGCGCGGACAACCGGCAGGGGGAGGGGGGGTAGGTGGTGCCGTCCCTCCCCGGGGCGCGGGGTGCGTGGCGTGTGCTGCCTGGGTGTTGTGTTTGGGTCGGCGACGACGCAGCGGGGGGTCGGAAAAGTGGGGTGGGTTTTCTCCGCCCCGTATATAGAGAATCACCAGACACTTGAAACCTCTGCACGAAATTAAGCGGGCTTTAATTGCGCTGGCTGTAGACGGCTGGGAATTAAAAAAACAGGGGCGGGATTTTAAATACACAGCAAGGCAGGGGGTAGCTACAAAAGGGGGCGGGGTGTTTCGGAAAAGGGTGGTACGAAAAAATAACACGGGGTCTGCGTGGGGTTTGTACTCAAATGATCGACAAGCCTTGCGGAAAAGGCGGGGCATGTGGTATATAGGGGCTGGGTAATGTGTTTGCGGCATGTTTTGCGATCCTTTCCATGAACCGCCAGCCGGGGGGCGGGATATAAATACCCCTGCACTTTCGCTCAGCTGGAGGGCATGACGGTGGCAACGGATAAGAAGCGGCCGCAGGGCCGAAAGAAGTTCATCACGACGGAGAAGCCCAACGGCGACAAAACGGACGAAGCCTGGAAGAGCGACAAGCGCTGGGACAGGGAAGAATCCGAGAAGCAGGGGAACGGGCCCGGTGCCGGGTGGGTCAAGGTAGAGATCCCGGGCGGGCCGGAAGACAAGAGCATCGGAGCTTTCCGTCGCAGCTATCAGGCGTACCAGCACGGGAAAGGCGCGCTGAAAGGCGCTGCTGCCGGTGTGAAGACCGGGAAGAGCAAGAGCGGGGCCAAGAAGACGAAGTAGTGTATATGCTCCGGGCGAGTGGGAATCTCGCGAGGGGCTGCAAGCGGCTCTCGACAGGTCGGGACAGCGATCCCGAAACCCGCGAAGGGCTCCGAAGCCTGTGAGCCGCTTTTCTTTAGCTGTTTTTCGTGCTGGGTTTTCTTGCATGATAAGCCTCCTTTCGTATAAGCCCCACGGGTCGTGCCTCTGCAAAGGTGCGGGATGAGACGAACGACCGCCGTGAAAATCGGCAACCAAAAGAAAGCGGGTGCGGAATGCTGCCGAATGTCAGATTCATGCAAACGAACCGTGGGAGCCGGGCAAAGGCGATGGCCTTCTGGCACAAGCGGAGAGCGAGGGAGAAGCGGGATTGCAGGAGAGACAATGCGAGAGAACCGGGCGATCCTCAAGACGGCGGCAGATAACGAAAGCCCGCGTAACGGAGCGGATCATCCGCTGCCCGCGCTGCGGCATCAAACTGGCCGAGGCGACGGGCGGTGCCCGCTGCTACGGCGTATCGGTATGGTGCCGACGGTGCCGGTCGGCGGTGGAGATCGAACTGTAAGTGACACAGACTTTGACGGGGAACCGACAAGCTGTGCAGGCCGGGACAACAACCGGCCTAAATAGAATATGCGCTCCCACGAGTCCGAGGGACCGGGAGCCGAACAGAGTCCGAGGGGCCATTGAATCAGAGCTTTTATGCGTCTGGTTTGGTGGCCCCTTGGCTTATAGAGCGAATGGCAAAGAGAAGACCGCAGACCGGGGGCATGGAAGTCATCTTCGACCCCGGGAAAGCGAACCCGAAACAACTTGAATTTTTTGAAGCAACGGAACCCCGCATCTGCTACGGCGGGGCGAAGGGCGGCGGCAAGACCTGGGCCGTGAGGGTGAAAGCCCTGCTCGGCTGCATGGTCGGGTATCCGGGCATCCGCATTCTGATCATGCGTGCCCACTACCCCGAGCTGGAAGAGAACCACATCCGCCCGATCTGCCAGATGGTGCCGCCGAGCATGGCAAGCTACAACTCGACGACGCACATCATGCAGTTCGAGAACGGCAGCTACATCAAGTTCGGACACTGGACGGGCGAGGAATCCGAGAACGAATACAACGGCAAGGAATACGACTGGATCTTCATTGACGAGGCGACGCAGTTTTCCGAGCGGGCGTACAACTTCCTCGGCGGCTGTCTGCGAGGCACGACGAAGATCCCGCGCCGGATGTACCTGACGTGCAACCCGGGCGGCATCGGGCACTTCTGGGTCAAGCGGCTGTTCATCGACCGCAACTACATCACCGACGCGGAGAACCCGGAGGAGAACGAGAACCCGGCGGATTACCGGTTTATCTTTGCCACGGCGGAAGACAACCTCGCCATGGTGGAGAACAGCCCCGGCTACCTCCATTCCGTGGCGAAAATGCCGAACGCGAGGGCCTACCGCTACGGCGACTGGGACGCGATCGGCGGCAACTACTTCAAGGACTTCTCCCGGAAGAAGCACACGGTCAAGCCCTTCCATATCCCGGAGCACTGGACGAGATACCGGAGCTTCGACTACGGCCTCGATATGCTGGCGTGCATGTGGTGGGCCGTGGACGAGGACGGGCGCTGCTGGTGCTACCGGGAGTTTGAGCAAAAGGATCTGATCGTCTCCGACGCGGCGGCGGCTATCCTGAACAACACAAGCCCAACGGAGAAGATCCTGATCACCTACGCCCCGCCGGATATGTGGAACCGGCAGAAAGTGGCGGAAAAGACGATGGCCGAGGTCTTCATGGTGAGCGGCGTGCCTCTGGTGCGGGCAGACAACAACCGCGTACAGGGCCACATGCTGATGCTGGAGATGATGGCCCCGATCCCCCTGCACGACCCGAGCGTGAAGGCGCTGTGGCCGGAGGGACAGGCCCCGAAAGAGCTGCCGCAGCTCATGTTTTTCGACAATCTGAACAAGGTGATCTCGGACCTTGAGAGCATCCAGGCGGACGACAAGAACCCGAACGACTGCGCCAAGCAGCCTCACGAGATCACACACACGGTCGACGCGATACGCTACTTCTCAATCTCCCGTGTTCAGGCGGCGCTTGCCGAGAAAGCAGCGGAGGAAGAGGACGAGGACGACGGGACCGAGGACTACGAAAGCTTTATGTGCGGCGGGGAAGTGACCGCCGGTTATATCGGCGCATAGGAGGCGAGAGCCATGCCGAGGACGAAGAAAGACGGGACCGCGTGGGGAAAGACCGGCCCGAAGAAAATGTATACCCCCGAGGAGCTGCAGGCCAAGGTCGACGAGTTTTTCGACAAGTGCGAGCAGGACGGCACGCCGCCGCTGCTGCCGCAGATGCTGCTCTATCTCGGGATCCGGAGCCGCAACACCGTGATCAACTGGTGCAAGGACGACCCGGCCTATCAGGAGGTTTTCGACTACGCGCAGCTCCACCGCGAGGGCTATCTGCTGGGGCGGATGGTCTCGGACAACAAGCTCGCGCAGGGCTGTCTGAACGCGCTGAAACAGGTGGAGAACGGCGGCTACCTTGACCGCCCGGCGGATTCCGGGGAGAGCAAGGTGACGATCAATCTTGTGGGCGTCGGCGGGGCTGACGCGGCAAAGTGAGGGGCACATGCTTTTTGAGATTCTGATTCTTGCCGCTTTGCTGGCATTTTCGGTCAGCATCGCGTTTCTGAGCCTGGCCGTACAAAAACTCACGGCGCGGCTGAACGCGGCAGAGGAAGCGCTTGCGGGCGTTAAACAGGCCGCTGACGATTATCCCCGCATCCGAAACGAAGTAAATGACATGCGCAGCACGCTGGACGAGCTTCCCCTGGACGATCTGGTGGCGCAGGCGCAATTTGAGAAAGCCTATGCCGACGGGCTGGAGAGCATCAGCACCTACAGCGTGGAGGTAGCGATGAGGGGCGGAGGTGACAACAGTTGAGCGAGCAGGAGCTGGGGCTGTTCGGGAAATCGGACAGGCCCGACCATGAAAGCGCCTGGAAGCTGCTGGAGAAAGGGCAGGAGTTCAACCAGAGCATCCGCCTGGACGAGACCGTAAAGGTCAACGAAAACTTCTACATCGGCAAGCAGTGGGAAGGCGTGGAGGCGAACGGCCAGCCGACGATTCAGGAGAACTATCTGAAACGCGTGGTTGGCTTTACCACGGCAACGGTGACGACGGACAACATCAACGTGAACGCCTCGCCCCTGGCGGCGAGCGAGGACACGGACAGTCTGATAGAACCGGTACGGATCGTAAACGATGAATTTGTGGCGCTGACGGAGCGCAACCGCGTCCCGTCCATGCTGCGCGTTTTCACGAGAGACGCGGCTGTGGACGGCGACGGCTGCACCTACACCTACTGGGACGCAGCGGCCAAAAACAGACATGGCAGAAAGGGCGAAATCCGCACCGAGATCATCGACAACACCCGCGTCTTTTTCGGGAATCCGAACGACAGACAGGTGCAGACGCAGCCGTTTATCCAGATCACAAGCCGGGAGATCACCCGCCGGGTGAAGCTGCGGGCCAAGGAAAACGGCATGGACGACTGGGAGAAGATCCAGCCGGACAGCGAGGGCACGGCTCAGACAGACTTCGTCAAGGTGACGGACGACAAGACCACGGTGGTCCTGACGCTCTGGAAAGACGAAGAGAGCGGCGAAGTGTGGGCGTTTGAGAGCTGCAAGGACAGCGACATCCGCGAGCCTTGGAGCCTTGGGATCAAGCTCTATCCCATCACCTGGCTGAACTGGGATTTCGTCAAGGACTGCTATCACGGGCAGGCCATGCTGACGGGCCTTGTGCCGAACCAGATCAGCGTGAACCAGATGTGGAGCATGTCGGTCATTTGGGCCAAGCGCGGCGCTTTCCCGAAGACGGTGTACAACAAGACGCTCGTCTCCAAGTGGGACAACCGGCCCGGCTCCGCCATCGGGATTGCGGGCGGCGACATCAACAACGTCGCCAAGATCGTAGACGGCCAGCCGCTCAACCCGATGATCTCCAACATGATCACGCAGCTTGTGAAGAGCACCGAGGAGAGCATGGGCGCGACCGGCACCGCGATGGGCGAAGGCCGCGCGGACAACACGAGCGCTATTATCGCCCTGCAGCGGGCGGCGGCGACCCCGACGGAGCTCACGAAGCAGAACCTCTACGAGACCGTGGAGGATCTGTTCCGCATCTATCTGGAGTTCATGGCAGAGTATTACGGCAAGCGCATGGTGGACATGGAGCCGCCCGAGCAGATGCAGCAGCAGGCTGCAGCCCTCGGTATTCAGCTCCCGGACAAGATTCAGATGGAGTTTGACTTCTCCACGCTGAAAGACCACCCCATGACGATCAAGCTGGACGTCGGCGCATCGAGCTATTACAGCGAGATCGCATCCATCCAGACGCTGGACAATCTGCTGCGTGACGGGCATATCGACGTGATTCAGTATCTGGAGCGCATCCCTGACGGCTACGTCCCGGCGCGGCGCGCCCTTGTCGCCGAGCTCAAGAGGCAGAAAGCCGCGATGGAAGCGCAGATGGCGATGCAGGCGCAGATGCCGCCCTCGGGAGGGCCCGGCGCGACCACGGGCGGAAACCCAATGGCAGGCGTGGGCCAGCCGGATATTCAGGGCGGCAGCGGCTACGGCTCGCTCCAGCGTTCCATCAACGCAACAGGCGATACCAGAGGGCTTGTTTAAGCTCCCTGCGCAAAAATACAGACGGCGCAGACCAGCGCCGGAAACCGAAAGCCCCGACCATAGGGCGGAAAGGAAATTTGTATGGACGAAACCACAAGCGAAGTTCTCGGCAGCGAGAGCATTGAAAGCGAGTTCGAGGATTGGAGCGACATTGACACTTCCAACCTGACGGACGAGAGCGACGAGAACGAACCCGAGGAAGAGACCGAAGCGGACGAGGCCGAGGCAGACCAGCCGGAGGCCGGGGAAGCGGAGGAGGAAACCGAGGAGGACCCGGAAGAGAAATCCGAAGACGGCAAGGAAGAAGAGCAGAAAGAGTCCGACCAGACCTTCGAGCTCAAACACCTTGACGAAACGCGGACGGTCAACCGGGAAGAGGTCATTCAGCTTGCCCAGAAGGGCATGGACTATGACCGCATCCGTGGAAAGCTGGACGAGCTGCGGGGGCTGGAAGCCCAGGCAAGCGCGAACGAGCTGTACGCGGAGTTTGTGAAGGAGCTGGCAGACGGGGCCGGGATCTCTGTGGAGCAGATGATCGACAGCACCCGCGCCCGAATCCTTGTAGACAAGGCGAAAAAGCAGGGACAGACGCTGGATATGAAGGCGGCGATGGACCAGGCCAAACAGACCAGGGAGGCCCGGAACCAGCTTGACCAGAAGACCCGCGAGCTGCGCGAGGCACAGACGAAACAGGAGCGCTTCCGCGAGGAGGCGAACCGTTTCCGCATGCTGTTCCCCGACGTCAAGGCCGAGGAGATCCCGCCGGAAGTGTGGGAGGACTACGACCGGGGCGGCAACCTTGCCGACGCCTGGAACAAGAACCAGATGCAGCAGCTCCGCAGCGAGAACGAAACGCTCCGCCGAGAGCTTGACGGCTTGAAGCAGGAGAAAAAGAACGAACAGAGAAGCACAGGCAGCCGCAAGTCTGCCGGGGCCAGCCAGCGGTCCAAAGTGGACGACGCCTGGGAAGAGGCCCTGAAAAACGAATGGTAAAAAAGCCGCAGGGCTTTAACAACTGAACACCGAAAAACCGGTCGGCCATTCGCTGACGACTGCGCGGTTACTTTTGCCGTGTTGACAACAAAGGAGAAATAACAAATGCCTATCAATCTCGTAACCGAATATCAGAAGAAACTCGCCAAGCACTTCGAGACCGGCTCCAAGACCGACGCCTATGCCGGTAAAGCCTACGACTTCGTGGGCGTGAAGAGCATCGAAGTCTTCACCATCGACGACGTGAGCCTCGGCAACTACACCCGCAGCGGCACCACCCGTTTCGGCACCGTGACCGAGGTCGAGGACACCAAGCAGACCCTGACCATGACCCAGGACCGCGCGTTCACCAAGTCCATTGACAAGGGCAACGCGAACGAGCAGTACAACATCAAGCGTGCCGCCGAAGTCCTCCAGATGATCGACAAGCGCACGATCCGCCCCGAGGTCGACAAGTACCGTCTGAACGCATGGGCGTCCGGCAACGGCCTGTCCACCGGCAACAGCATCCTGACCAACGCCACCCCCGCCGCGCTGACCAAGGCGAACATCGCCGAGGCCATCTTCACCGCGTCCGCCGCCATGAGCGACAAGCTGGTTCCCCTGGAGAACCGCGTGCTGTTCATCTCCGAGCTGGACTTCGTGAAGTTCAAGCTGGCGGATCTCGTGATGGGCGGTGCCCAGCTCAACGCCGAGGCCATCAAGCGCGGCTACAGCGGCACCATCGACGGTATCGCCGTGGTGCGCGTGCCCGGCACCTACATGCCCACCAACACCGGCTTCCTCATGAAGTACAAGGGCGCGACCGTGGACCCGATCAAGCTCAAGACCCTGCGCGTCCACAAGGACCCGATGGGCGTGGACGGCGACGTGCTGGAGGGCCGTATCCTTTACGACTCCTTCGTGCTCGACGCCATGTGCGACGGCGTTTACGCCTACAAGACCGCCTGATTTCAAGGCAAATACAGGGCGGGGATTTCTCCCCGCCCACCCTTAAAGGAGCGACAGCATGACAAACGCTCAATACGTATTTGAAACCGCCGTAACCATCATGGACAGTCTGAGCGACACCGGCAAGGCTGACGTGGCGGACAACAACGAATACAAGAACAGGACTCTCAAACTCCTGAACCTTCTGCGCGGCGAGCTGTATCCCTACAGCGACACCTACGAGACGGACGAGGAAGGCAGACCGATTGCGGCGCTGATCCGCGATTTTGAGAAGCCGATTGATCTTGACGACTATATCTGTCAGACGGTCATGCCCTACGGCCTTGCGGCCCATCTGCTTTTGCAGGAGGACCCGGCTGCGGCGAACTTCTGCCAGCAGCGATACGACGAACTGAAAGCGAAACTGTCTATCGGGCTGCCGGCCAAGAGCGAGGACATTGAAGACGTGTTCGGAAGCACCTGGCCGCACAACGATTTCGGCAGTTGGTGAGGTAAGACATGGCGAGCATTACGGGCGCAGCCGACGAGAGGGTTTTCCAAATCCAGAAGTGGCTCGGACTGAACGAGAACCCCGACGGCGATACAAAACTGAAACTCGGAGAAGCGTCGGAAATGCGCAACTTCCGCGTGACCCGTGACGGCAACCTACAGAAGAGGCCGGGAACACGCGCAACGCTTGCCGTGGAAGAGGGCTATCCCATCGACGCGGTATGGACCGGCTACGTGAACGGCGTGGAATCGGTCTTCGCGATCTGCCATGACACGCTCTACAGCCTGTGGAACGGCAGCGATTGGGAGACGACCGCCATCGGCTCCGTCGGGCCGACCGACAGGCCGAGCATGTTCGGATTCTCCGACAAGCTCTATATCCTGACCGGCAACGCTTACATGGTCTATGACGGCACGTCGCTGTCTGCTGTTGTCGGGTACATCCCGCTTGTGGCTGTGACCGTGCCCCCGGCAGGCGGCGGCGAGCTGCTGGAACAGGTGAACAAGCTCACGGCGAAGCGGCGCGTATGGCTGTCCCCGGACGGCACGGCGACGACGTTCACCCTGCCGGAGAAGGGCCTTGCCTCCATCGACGGGGCGACGCTGACGGCAGACGGTACGTCGGTCACGATTGCGTCCAGCTCCACGGCAGACGGAACGGTCACCTTTGCGCAGGCCCCGGCTGTCGGCGTGAACACCATCGAAGTCACCTATACCGCGTCCGCCGACTTCCGCAGCGAGATCAACGCGATGCACTACTCCGAGACCTACAACGGCTCTCAGGACACCCGCGTCTTCCTCTACGGCGACGGCAGCAACAAGGCGCTGTATTCCGATGTGACCTATCACGGGGCGGCAAGCGCTGAGTATTTCCCGGACCTGAACGTGGTGAATGTCGGCGTGGAGAACACCCCGATCACCGGGATGATCCGCCACTACGGGACGCTCGCGGTGTACAAGACCGACGGTGCATACAGCATCGAGTATGGCGTAATCACACTTGCCGACACGAGCATTACCGCCGCGTTTTACGTGACCCCGGTCAACCGTGCCATCGGTAACGAGGCCCCGGGTCAGGTCCAGCTTGTGCTGAACTCCCCGGTGACGCTGTTCGGTCAGGACGTGTACGAGTGGCGAAACAGCAGCTACTACACTTCCAACCTTACGAGGGACGAAAGACAGGCCAAGCGCGTGTCCGACCGGGTTTACAACACGCTGCACCATCTCAACACCAAAAGCTGCATCTGCTACGACGACAACTACAATCAGGAATACTACATCTGCGATCCGGGGCAGAACCGGGCGCTCGTCTGGAACTATGCGGCAGACGCATGGTACATCTACACGAACTTCAAGATGTACCGGCCCTTCTCGTTCCGAAACGAGCTGTACTACGGCGGCAGAGACGGCGTGATGTACCACGTTTCCACCAAGTACGCCTACGACGGAAACGAGGATTCGACCGAGCTTGGGGCCATCGACTGCTATTGGGAGAGCGGCGCTATGTCGTTCGGACAGGACTACAAACGCAAGAACAGCGCCATGCTCTGGATCGGCATCAAGCCGGAATACAAGGCAAGCATCTACGTGACGGTAGCGACAGACCGGTCCGGGAGCTTTGCAGAGAAGGAAGTCAAATACTCGCTGTTCGACTTTGAGCATGTGAATTTCGCAGACTTCACGTTCGAGACCAACGATAAGCCGCAGATGAAGCGGCTCAAGATCAAGGCCAAGAAGTTTGTGTACTACAAGCTCATTATGAAGACGAACACGAACGACACCGGCGTGACCGTGACGGCGGCAGACATGCGCGTCCGGTTCATGGGCTACGCCAAGTAAGGTGAAAACATGGGAGCAGGATTCCGAGGCGGCAGCGACGACAAACTGCTGAGTCTGCAAAAGCAGTTGCAGGACCTCAAAAAGCGGACGAGTGAGCAAAGCGGAGAAGCTGTTCGGCAGCTCAGGGAAGAGATAGAGGCGATCCAGCAGATTCTCTCCGAGATGGCGCAGCAGCGAACGCAAGACCTTGACGAAATCGACAGCAGGCTTGACGGTCATGACATAGCTCTCGCCGCACAGCCGACTATCCGCAGCATCACGCGCAACGTTACGACCGACCAGTACGGGCAGGCCGTAGTACCGAGCGACGTACTCGGCAACGGCGACATTCTTCTCACTGTTTACTCCGAGGATTACCGCTATGTAGCCGTGAAGCAGCATGGTCTCGCGATCCGCGTCTATACAAGTGGCAGCGCTCCGAGCTGGGCAACCAATGTCACTCTTTCCATACGAATCGTATATGCTGACTACAACTAAGGAGAACGCGGAATGAGTTTTACCAGATTTACTACTGACACGCAGAACATCTCCGCTCTGACCGACCGCCCGAACGACATGGAGGGCATGACGGCAGCGCAGCTCAAAGCCGCGTTTGACAAGGCCGGAACAGATATTGCGGAATACATCAACAACACCCTCGTTGCGGAGCTGGAAGGGACCGGAGCTGCCGGAAATCTCGGGATCGACACGATTGCGGGTCTGACCGCGACCACGGTACAGGCGGCGCTTGCGGAGCTTTTTGCCGCGCTGCAGGACGTGGTGCTCGGTGATATTCCTAACGAAAGCCTTGACACCGAGAAGTTCGTCAGGCGGAGCGTGACCAACGAGATCATCGCCCTTGCGACCATCCTCACGGAGAACCTCGCAAACGGGAGTGTGACCGGCCCCAAGATTGCGGACGACACGCTTGAAACCGCAAAGTACAAAAACCGCAGCGTCACCGGCGGGAAGATCGCGCTTGCGGCTATCGTGGAGGAACTTCTGGCAAGCGGGAGCGTGACCGAACCGAAGATCGCGTCCGGTGCTGTGACCGGGCCGAAGCTGGCAGCCGGAGCTGTCACCATCGACAAGACCACCGGCATCCAGCCGGAGCACAAGGCTGTCGCTGTCACTGTGCCCGGAATCGCGGCAGGCGGCACGGTAACGGTCAACGTAGCAGGAGTTACCGCGACAAACACCCTGATCGTGACCGCTGCCCCGGCGAGCTTCATCAAGTGGCGCGACTGCGGTGTACGGTGCTCGGCACAGGGGAACGGAACACTCACCTTTGCCGCTGAGAGCGCCACGGGACAGAACCTCACGGCCTATGTAGCCATCTTCGACTGACGGAGGGCTTGGCATGATCTTGAACATCGGAGCAGGCAAGGCGCGAGATAAGGTCCCGCCCCTGTTCTCTGTGACCGGGGGGACCTACAGATACGCGCAGAGCGTCGCGGCAGACGGCAAGGTCAATTGGGAGATTGCCCTGTTGAGCGGCAGCAATGCCACCCTGAACTTTCAGCGCGTGGTGGATGCGGTCGATGTGTTTCTTGTCGGCGGCGGCAGGAGTGCCGGAGCCGGTAACGGAGCGAACGGCGGTCAGCGATTGACCGCAACGGGCGTATCCGTCAGCAGCGGCACGAACTACGCCTTTACCGTCGGCGGAAGCAACGGAAGCACAAGCATCTTCGGACGCACGGCCAACTCCGGCAGCGGCTCGTCCGGCGGCATCGGCGGCATGAACGGCGGCTCGACCAAAGGCGGCGACGGCGCATACGCTTTCGGCGCATCCTCGTCTCTGGTTTTCAGCGGCAGGAAGTACGGCGCAGGCGGTGGCGGCGGCGGCGTTAACCGCAGAGTCGCCGGCGGTTATTCCGCAGGAGCCGGAGGCGGCGAGACCGGCGGCGGCGCTGGTAGTTCGCAGCCAACCACATCCGGCGTGGCCGGAACCGCCAACACTGGTGGCGGAGGCGGCGGCGGTTTTTATGACGAGTATACCTACACGGCATCTGCCGGTGGAGCGGGCGGAAGCGGTATCATCATCATCCGCAACGCCAGATAACAGGAGGGAATAACCATGATTCGAGTATCTGTGTCCCGGGCAGACGCAACCGTCACCGAGACCGAAACCCTGACCGCTGGCCGCGTCGGTCTGGAATGCGGATTCGCCTTCTCGACCGAATGGGACGGGCTTTTGAAGATTGCGGTCTTTGAAGGAGCGGAAACTATCGAAGTCGCGCTCGGCCGTGCGACGGTAGCCGTCGTTCCTCCCGAGTGCATGGCGACTCCCGGCTATGCGCTGCGCGTCGGCGTGTACGGCCTGAGTCCTGCCAACGCGATTGTCATCCCAACGGTATGGGCCAAGGCCGGGAAGATCAAAGACAGCGCCGCGCCGGATGACGAGAGTTTTGCCCCGGCTACTCCCGAGCTTGTGGCGCAAATCCTCGGCGCGTCTCAGGACGCAATCGAGATTGCACGCAGCGTGCAGGAACGTGCCAACAACGGCGAGTTTGACGGTACGGACGGCACTTCCCCGACTGTGCGTGCGCAGCGTGTGGAAGACGGCGTGGAAATCTCCATCACCGACGTGAACGGAACGACCGAAGCCAAGCTCAACGACGGCACAAACGGTGTTGACGGTGTATCCCCCGGCATCACCATCACGGACATCGAGGGAGGCCATCGTGTAACCATCACGGACGCGGAGCACCCACAGGGCCAGAGCTTTGATGTGATGGACGGCGAGGACGGAGAAGGCGGCGGCTCCACCATCACCGTAGACAATGCGCTGTCCGATTCCTCTACGAACCCCGTACAGAACAAGGTGGTCAAAGCGGCTCTTGACGGCAAGGGAACCTACTCCAAGCCGAGCGGCGGCATTCCTGCATCCGATCTCGCCAGTGCTGTGCAGACTTCTCTTGGCAAAGCAGACACGGCTCTACAGTCCGTCCCGTCCACCTATCGCACGGCAGCGGAACAGGACGTGATCGACGCAGGAAAAGCAAGCAAGATAACAGAAGTGACGATCGCAACAACCGGCGCTGTGACACAGGCTCTCGACGCCGGGAAAATCTATCACTTCACCGGGGCGCTGACGGCACTGAGCGTCTCGCTGAACGCTCCCGCCTCTGGTGAGCTTGCTCAGTATCATTTCGATTTCAACAGCGGCTCCGCGGCTCCCACGCTAACGATGCCGAACACAGTCACGATGCCCGACAGTTTTAGCGTAGAGGCGAACAAACACTATGAGGTGGATATCCTCAACAGCTATGGGGTGGTGATCTCATGGGCGAACTCTTAAGACGCAGGGCAATGATGCAGCAAGCCGAACCGGGAGACGGCAGAATTTATCTGTATAAAGATGGTAACAAATATGAATCCATAACAGGGGGATGGACTGACATTGATTCACACATTGAATGGCAAGCCGATAACATTTTTCTAACTCCGTCGCATATCACGCCGAGGACGCAGACGGTTAATTCATTTACGTGCAAGAAAATCGGGTGTGAATATTACTGGACGGGTTCGACTGGTAATTATGGGCTCCGGCTCTATGTCGGTTCTAAACAATTTCCGATACAAATTAGCAGTAGCGCCGAAGATGAAGTGACCGTGTTTGAATCCGAGATTGGTAATTATTCGGGGATTGTGTCTCTTGGTGCGTATTTTGGAAGTTGGCACGTTAAAAAAATTTGGATTGAAGTGTAAGGAGGCTCACCGTGTACGCAAAACTGATTGACGGCGCTTTGCATACCGCACCGAAGAAACTGCCGGGAGACGGCGTTACCGTCTACAACCCACCCGCTGAGATGTACGCCGCACAGGGCTGGAAGCCTGTCGAGTTTGTCAATCCTCCCGAAGCGCCCGAAGGGTTCAACTACGAAAGCGGCTGGGAGGAACAGACCGATGCTATCGTGCAGGTCTGGACGCTTGTGCCTCTGCCCGACGAGATCGACGAGGCCGAGGCTTTTGACATCATTTTCGGAGGTGCGGAATGAAACGGGAACACGCTTATAAGCTCAGGGACATGATGCACAAAGCCGCAGCGTCGCTCTCTGACGCGGACGCTCTGGACGGCGTGGAGCTGTTCAAAAGCTGGTACTCTGGCATTGCCTACCTCGCAGACGAGCGCGTGAGATACAGCGACAAGCTCTATCGCTGTGTTCAGTCGCACACATCACAAGCCGATTGGAAGCCTGACCGCACTCCCGCGCTCTGGACAGAGGTAGCCAAGCCCGGAGAAATCCCCGTGTGGCACCAGCCCACAGGAGCGCAGGACGCTTATGCCAAGGGCGACAAGGTGTGGTATCCCGAACGTGACACGACGGTGTATGTCTCGCTTGCCGACGCGAACGTATGGCAACCGACCACGCCGGGACTGTGGGAGGTAGTGGAATGAGCAAGGCAAACGGGGCTGTTGCATGGGCTGTGGCAATCGCCAACAATCCCGCGCATGGCTACGATCAGACAAGCCGATGGGGACCGGATTACGACTGCTCGTCCCTCGTGATCTCCGCGTGGGAGAGCGTGGGCGTGGCAGTCCGGGAGGCCGGGGCCAGCTACACCGGCAACATGAGAAAAGCGTTCCTTGCCTGCGGATTCAAGGACGTGACCAAGCAGGTCAACCTCGCGACCGGGGCCGGGATGCAGCCGGGCGACGTGCTGCTCAACGATGCGGCGCACACGGCGATGGTCGTGCAGCCGGGGCTTATTGTGGCGGCGAGGATCAACGAGCACGGACAGGCGACCGGCGGACAGTCCGGCGACCAGACGGGCCGGGAAATATGCCAGCAGAACTATTATAACTACCCGTGGAACTGTGTGCTGCGGTACGGTGGTGAGATCATTTCTGCCCCTGCCAAACCTGTCGTCGAGCCTGTCACAACTCCGGCGAATACCGTCACTATTGAGCTGCCGATCCTCCGTCAGGGCATGACCGGCGAGATCGTCAAGGCCATGCAGGGGATTTTGATCGCCCGTGGCTTCTCGGTAGGCCCGGACAGAGCGGACGGGGACTTTGGCTACAACACGAGGCAGGGAGTGCTCAACTTCCAGCGCTCGAAGCATTTGACCCTTGACGCCATTGTAGGACGCGACACATGGGCGGCTCTTCTGGGGGTGATGGAATGACACCTGCATGGGCGACCATCGGAGCGGCGCTGCTTTCGGCGCTGGCCGCGATCATCGTGGGGCTTATCAACTCACGGTCGCAGCGGCTCAAGTTCACGGAAGAGATGAAGAACCGGGACGTGGAGCGCGAGAAGGCCGAAGCGGTCCGGGATGCGAAGCTGGAAATGTGGATGAAACAGGTGGACAAGAAGCTCGACACACACAACGGCTACGCGGAACGCTTCGCAGAGATCGGAGAGGACATAGCGGCAATAAAAGCCGATGTCAAGAATCTTTATCGGTAAAGGAGAAAAGACAATGATTAACTGGAAAGTAAGAATCAAGAATAAGATGTTTTGGCTGGGCCTGATCCCGGCTGTGCTGCTGCTGATCACCAGCATTGCCGCTGTGTTCGGGTACGAACTCAGTTTCACGGTGCTTGGCGAGAAACTGGCTGCGGTGGTCGAAGCTGTGTTCGCACTGCTTGCCGTGCTCGGCATCGTGGTAGACCCGACGACCGAAGGCGTTAAGGACAGCAGACTCGCGATGACCTACGACACGCCGAAAGAGTACAAGTAAGAAAGGAGCGGCTATATGCCATATCCATTTCCTGACGAGAGTTTCCAGCGGCAGCTTGACGAGCTGAAAAGCCGCTATGCCAATCTCAGTGCCCCGGTTGCCCCAACGATTCCACTCTCAGCAGCAAACAGCATCGACTATGTGGACGGTGTGGAGGGTGCGCGGTCTTTCCTCGGCAAGATGCTGGCAGGGGAGAAGCGCATCATTTGGGACAGCGAAAAACCGATGTTCTATGTGCTGCAGAAGGACGCGAATGGGAACCCGGCGCGAATCCAGATCGGTGAGTTTACGCTGAAACCGGAGCCGTCGATGGAAGACAAGTATGTAACGAGAGAAGACTTCAACGCGCTTGTTTCCAAGCTCGACCAGCTTTTCAGCGACAAGTGAAAGGACGGTAACAACAATGGCTAATCCTTTGCTGTCCCTCTTTGGGGGCGGAAATGGCGGAACTTCACTTCTTTTGCAGGCCGTTGGCGCTGCAATACGTGGGGAGTCTGCGCATGACTTCATGCTTCGCCTTGCCAACGAGCGACCGGAACTCAAGCAGATCAATCTCGGAGATTTGCAGGGCGAAGCACAGAGACTATGCCAGCAGAAGGGCGTTGATCCGAACGCGCTGGCGCAAAAGATTGACGGGGTGATCGACCCCGTAATCAAACGGTAATCATCTCCGGCCGGGATGAAAATATTTTTAACAACGAGGTATGACACATGAACTCTAACGGTGGTTCTTCCTTCTTCGGCAGCGATTGGCTGGGTGCATTCCTGATTATCGCAATCCTGTTCGGCGGCGGTATCGGTGGTTTTGCCGGTCGCGGATACGGCCCCGGTCCTGATGTTGCGACGAAGGAATTTGTGCAGGATTCCGTCAACAATCAGGCGGTGCAGACCGGCCTGCGCGACATCCTGCTGTCCTCCGCAAACAACAACTATGAGACCGCACAGCTTATCAACGGCCAGACTAACACCCTGATGCAGCAGAACTATGCCAACCAGATCAACGTGATCCAGGGCTTCAACGCCATCACGCAGAAGATGGACCAGCTCGGCGCTCAGATGGAGAGCTGCTGCTGCTCGATCAAGACGCAGATGCTGCAGGACAAGTACGACGAGACGGTGCGCGAACTCACCAAGGCTCAGACCGAAGCCATCAATGCCCAGCAGTCCGCGTATCTCCTGTCCGTGATGGGCAAGTGGATCGCGAATCCTGCTGCCACGACTGCCTGACAAAACCCGGAGGCGGGCGGGTTAATCCCGCCCGTTTCCTCTACAGGAGGACACTATGCTGATTATCAAAAAACTTTCCGAGATGATCGGGGAAGAGCTGGGCGACGCGGAGAAATACGCGAAGTGTGCTTTGCACTACAAGGAAGAGATGCCGGAGCTTGCGAGTGTGTTCAATACCCTGTCTTTGCAGGAGATGGAGCACCAGAAAATGCTCCACAATCAGGTGACGGCGATCATCGACCGATACCGCAGGGAGAAGGGCGACCCTCCCAAAGAAATGCTCGCCATTTATGAGTATCTGCATGACAAGCACATTGAGGCCGCGGCCGAGGTGCGCAGTATGCAGCAGATGTACCGGGAGGGATAAAACATGCCGTCTTTTGAAGAAGCCTACGACGCCTACACCAAAGGAGCGCAGGGGCAGGCAGTAGCCGGAATGTACGACAGCCAGCGGGACGCGAATTTGTCCCGGATGGAGGAAGAGTACAACCGAAACCGCAGCCAGCAGCAGGCCGACGCTGCGAAAATCGCCGGGAACTACCTGACGCAGAAGAACGACCTCGGAGCACAGTACGAGCGGCAGCGCCGCAACAACAACATTCAGGCGGCGGCGAACGGACTGAACGCCGGGACCGCCTCGCAGATGCAGCTCGGGCAGGCCGGGGCATACCAGAAAGCCTACGGGCAGCTCGGAGCGGCACAGGCGGCGGAAGAGGCGCAGGCGGCTCGCGGACTGAGCGATCTGGAAGCGGCATACCGCAGCCAGGTCAACGCGGCCATCTCGCAGAGCGATTACCAGAAAGCCGCAGCGCTGATGCAGGGCTACCAGGACGACCGCCAGCGGCAGATGAACGAGGCGCAGCTCATGGCGGGCTACGGCATCTTCGACGGCTATTCCAACCTGTACGGGCAGGACACGGCAAACACGATGCGCCAGCTCTGGGTGGCGCAAAACCCGCTGCTGGCCTACAACACCGGGGCTATCACGGCGGACGAGTATTTCCGCATGACCGGCGAGTACGCGCCCGGCATGGCACCGGCGGCAGAGGGCGGCTACGGCGGCAGGGGCCGCAGAAGCCGGAGCAGCAGATCCTCGAGCAGCTCCACCACCGGCGATAACAAGATCAACAGCTACGCGGACCTTGCCGCCGCCGCCAAGGCAGGCAGCAGAGTCGGGGCCGTCGCAAGCAACGGCGTAAACGCCAAGAGATCGTCTTAAAGAATGACCAAGGAGACAAGCAATGGCAGACAAACTTCGGAACACCGTCGGGAAGAAAGAGCGCACGCTTGCCGCCAAGAGCGGCGGGAAAAGCAGCGCGCCCGGCAAGAAGAAGCAGCGCGAGCTTGATTACGGTCCCGAACCCTACGAAGAGGACGAGCAGGCCCGGCAGGAAAGCACGGGCGGAGCACCGTCCCAGGCAGGCGGGACCGCGCCCGCTGTCTCCACGGACATAAGCCCCGAGCGCAAACAGGAGCCGGAGCCGGAGAAACCGAAGGGCGGTCTCGGGCATCTCTGGGACACCATCGGTCTCGGCGGGATGAACGAGGAAGAGCGCAACGCCGCAGCCGCGAGGACGCAGGCGGCGGAAGCGTACCAGGACGAGCAAAACGCGCTGCTTGCCGCGTCCAAAGAACGCGAACGGCAGGCCGCGGCCGGGGAGACCGGCAGCACCGCCCGGGCCGGGGACGCTCTTCCCGAGAACAAGGACACGGCGCGACAGGCGGAGTGGTCCCGCAACTGGAACGACGAGCGTCTCGCCGCTACCAGAGCTGCGCAGGAAGAGGCGGCAAATCGGGGCGAGGGTCTTGGAACCGACGAACAGCGCGACGAGCAGAAAGCCATGCGCGAGGCGGCGCAGGCAGCAGCGGAAGCGCCGAAGACGGAAGAGACGGCAAAACCCGCTTCCGGCTTTGCCTCGTTCATGGACGACGAGGACGACGGCGAGGACGAGATCCCGAGCGAGCAGCAGGCGCTTCTGAACGCGGCAAGCGGCAGCGGCCTCTCGGCTGACGATCAGAGGGACGAACAGCGTGCTATGCGCGGAGCGGCGAACGCCGACCCCGAGCGGGAGGCGCTGGCACAGGCCGCTGCCGACGCGCAGCAGAAAGCCGACGCATTGGACGCGCAGGACAAAACGTGGTGGGGGCCGATGGACTGGGACGCGCTGAATCGCGCACAGGCTGAAGCTGCACAGGCGCAGAAAGCGCTCACCGACTACGACGCAAACGCCGCGTTTGTCAACTGGGAGGGGCGCGACGCCCTGATTGCCGAGCTGAACGAGATCGACCAGAACAGCGGCAATGTGACCGACCCGGAACAGGCCAACGCAGAGGCGGCACGGCGGGCCGAGATCATCCGGGAACTGGAAGCGGGAGACGAAGCTGCCGGGAACGGGCCGCAGAGCTATAACGATGTTGACCGGGCGCGGCAGATTATGAGCGGTTCGACCGGTCAATATGCCTCCGGGTTTGTGAACGCGGCAGGGACCGCGCTTGACTGGCTCGGCACTATCGGCGCACAGTACGGCAACGCAAGCCCCTATGCCGGGTATGCGACGGATGAACTGAGCGCTGCCACCATCGGGACCGGCACGGAAGAAGAGAAACAGGCGCACTTGGCAGAGATGCAGGCCGTCCAAAACACCGCTGCGCAGATCGAACAGGTTGCCGACTCGCTGGGTGAAAATGCGGCGGCAGACCTCGCGTCAGCAAAGGCCGGACTTTCCGGGCTCGGCGCTGCCGGGGTGGACATCGCAACCAACGTGATTCAGTTGGGCTATGACGCGGCGCTCGGCAAGATTCCGGGCGGAAGCTCCCTCTTTTCCATGTTCCTGCGCTCGGCTGGCGGCGCTTCTCAGGAGGCGCGGCAGGCTGGCGCGAGCGTCGGGGAACAGGTGGCCTACGGCATCACTAAGGGCGGTATCGAGGTTGCGACCGAAAAGCTGTTCGACGGCGTGGCCGGGATCTTCGGGAAAGGCGCAGCCGACGATGTTGTCGAGGGCGCGATCCGCAGACTGGCCGAAACCGACACAGGCCGCACCGTTCTCCGGGTACTGGCGGGGGCGGGCGGAGAAGGCGCAGAGGAAGCGATCTCCGACCTTCTCACTCCGTTTGCCGAACAGATTTACAACGACGAATCCCTCCGCAATCTCTGGGAGAACGGCTACGACGGCAGCGAGATCCTTTACGATTTCCTGATCGGCGCAGCCATCGGCGGACTCGGCAGCGGCGGCAGTATCGCAACCGGGCAGAATGCGGCAAAGAACGCGGAAGCCCGACAGGCCGATGCCGTAGAAGCCCGCGTCAACGAACAGATGAACGGCGTTATGGATGCGCTGGGAAACCCGAACGCCGGGCAGGAGCAGAACGCGCCGCTTGACCCGGCACAGGTCCTCGCGGAACAGGCGACGGGTGCGCAGCCGGTCGAAGCCCGCCAGACGAGCGGCGAAGAGAGAGCGGAAGGGCAGGCCCCGGCAGAGGTACGGCAGCAGGCCGACGAAGTGGTCGACGCGCTGCTTGGGCCGATGGCCGACGCACAGGCGAAAGAGGACGCTGCCGAGCGTGTGGCGGAGATTCTGACCACTCCCACGGAAGAAGCCGCAGAAACGCCGCAGGAGGCCCCGGAAGCGCCGGGGGATATTCCTGCACCGCCCACCACGGCAGAAACGAGCACAGGCGAATCTCAGGCGTTAAACAGCGGCCTTGCGAATGACGGCGAGGGAATCGGGCAGAGGCAGACCACCAGAAGCGCGAGCGAGGCGGCGCAGGGGCTTGTCGAGTACACCGGAACCACGAGCAAGGCGGCGGACGTTGCCGCCGATTTGCAGGGTATCGCGGACTATATTCAGAGCAACAACAACGGACAGGGCATCGACCAGGACACGCTCCACGAGATGGCCGAGAACGCGGCGGCGAAGATCGTCAACAACGTACAGACCGAATCCGGCGGGAATGCGGAGCTTTTCGATTCCATCAAGAACTATCTGAAAGGGAAGAACATCCAAATCTCCGACGAGCTGCGCGGCGATTCGACAGACTATGACGCATGGCGCAAGTCCCTGTTCGGCAAGCTCAATCTGCGCAACAGCGGACTTCCTATCGACACGCTGTATCAGGAGATGAACGACATGTTCGGCGACGGTCTCTTCCCGATGGACATCACCGCGCAACATGACGAGATCGAGCGGATCGTCGAGGTCCTGGACACGTTGAGACCGAAGACACAGAGCTGGGCGGACATGGCCTCGCAGGAGGACTACGACGCGGCGCTTGCCGAGATCACGCAGAAAGTGCTTGACGAAGCGACCGGCCTTGAAAGCGCGGCCCCGGCCATGGACAGCGAAAACTTTGCCTCTCTGGAGGGAGAGACGCCGCCCTCAACGATCAACGGCGTTGAGACCGTACCGAGCGGGGTGCAGGCCAACGGACCGACCGTGGAGCGCGGCTTTGCCGAGAACGTGCGGACGGCCGAGGGCACGGAAGAAGCGCTGTCCAAGTCCCTTGGGAAAGACCGCGTCACCTATGAACGGCTTTTGAACAAGGACGTTCTTGCCAAGGCGCAGAGCATTTACGACGGCGGATACGAGAGCGCGAAGGGCTATCTTGACGGCGCGATCCGCGCGGCGAAAGAGGGCGCGAAGCTGCCGCCCGAGGCGGTCCCGCTGGCCCGGATGGTCGCAAACGAGATGACCCGCAACGGCGATGTTGTCGGCGCGGAGCGGCTAATTGCAGACGTGGCGGCGGAGCTGACGCAGGCCGGTCAGCTCGGACAGGTGGCGAAGATCCTGCGGCAGAGCGTGACCACGCCGGAGGGCAAGCTGTACGGTGTACAGAAGACCGTCGAAAAGCTCAACGAGCAGGCCGGAGGCAAATACAAGGTGGAGCTTCCGCAGGAGCTTGTCAACGAATACAACGCCGCGGAGACAGACGAGGCGCGGGACGAGCTTATTTCTCAGATGCAGAAGAGCATCGCGGACCAGATCCCGGCAAGCTGGATGGACAAATACACGGCCCTGCGCTACACGGCCATGCTCGGCAACTTCAAGACGCAGACAAGAAACGTGGTCGGCAACCTTACCTCTATGGTGGGGCGCATGGTAAAGGACCGGATCGCGGCGGTGATGGAATACATCGGCTATATCGCCAGCGGTGGGGAGATGGAGCGCACCAAGAGTGTTCTGTACAATCCCAAGCTGTTTTCCGACGCGTGGGCGGACTTCACGAACGTGCAGGACGAAGCGCTCGGCGAGGCGAAGTATTCAGACTCCGCAAGGCAGATGGACAAGGAGATCCAGGACAAGCGGAGGATCTTCAAATCCCGTGTGCTTGAGGGCTGGCGCTTGGGCACCAAGTGGGCGATGGAACAGGGCGACGTGATCTTCTCCCGCAGCAACTACGCCGACGCGATGGCCGGATGGATGGCTGCGCACAAGGTCCAGAGCATCGCGGACATGAGCCCTGAAATGCTGGAGCGGGCGCGGGCCTATGCCATCCAGCAGGCGCAGGAGGCGACCTTCCGCGACAACAACGACTTTTCCCTCACCGTATCGCAGCTCGGGCGCAACAAGGCCAACACCAAGACGGGCAAGGTCATCTCCGCTATCGGCGAGGGCATCATGCCCTTCCGCAAGACCCCGGCGAATATCCTTGTAAGGGCGGAGGAATACAGCCCGCTCGGCCTTATCAACACGGCTGTCGACGCGGCAAATGCAATTCGCGGCAAAGACGGCGTGACGGCAAGCGACGTGATCGACCAGGCGGCGAAGACGCTGACCGGCACCGGAATCATGGCGCTGGGGTATCTGCTGGCCGCTTCCGGGAACCTCCGGGGCAAGGACAAGGACAAGGAGCAGGAGAACTTCGACAAGCTGCGCGGGGCGCAGGACTGGAGCCTTAAGATCGGCGATAGGAGCTACACAATGGACTGGGTGGCCCCGTACTCCATCCCCCTGTTTATGGGCGCACAGATGGAGCAGCTTGCGACCGAGAACGGGCTTTCTGTCGGCGATGTGATCGACACCCTGACGGCTATCGGCGAGCCGATGCTGGACATGTCCATGCTGGACGGCATCAACGACGCGTTCGAGGTCGTGCAGAGCTACACGGACGACACGCCGCCCATCGCCCTGCTGTCCATGAACGCGCTGGCAAGCCTGCTCTCGCAGAGCGTGCCGACGCTGCTCGGTCAGGTCGAGCGCTACGGCGAGGACTACCGGCAGACGACCTATACCGACCCGACCAGCGCCCTGCCGACTTCGCTTCAACGGAAACTCAGCCAGACCATGGCGAAGATCCCCGGGATCGGCGGACTTTTTGAGGACCCGGATTTCCAGCAGCAGGACTACATCGACGCGTGGGGCCGCAAGCAGGAGACGCCGCAGGGCATCGGCAAGGTCTGGGAGACCTTCCTCTCCCCGTACTATTCGAGCGAGGACCGGAGCACGCCGATTGACGACGAGCTGCAGCGGCTCTACCAGAGCGGCGCGGACGGGGCGGACAAGGTATATCCCGACTACGCAAGCCGGAACCTTGGTGGAGACATCGGGCGGCTCACGCCGGAGGAATGGGAGACCTACGCCACGACCAAGGGGCAGAACTCGCTCGCGCTGGTGCAGGACTTCATCGAGAGCGAAGAGTACCAGGGCATGGAGGACGCGGAACGGGCCGAGATCATCCAGAACCTTTACACGCTGGCAAACAACAGCGCAAAGACGGCTGTCATGCAGCAGCGCGGCGAGGAACCGGCCAAGCTCGACCCGGTGACGGCTCTTGTCGAGGCGGGCATGGAACCCGGAGACGCGGGCGGTCTTGTCCTTGCAATCGGCGGGGACGGGAAAGTCCGGCAGGACGACATCAAGACCTACTACGCCGGGCACAAGGGCGACGAAGCCTATCTCCGGGCGCTGTGGGACGCGATGGGCTACAAAACGAGCTGGGACAAGGCCATGAAGTAAAGAAAGAGGCAGGGCAAAACGCCCTGCCTCTCATTCGTGGTAGCGGTCATAGAATTGTTTTGCTTTGCGGCCCATGTAGGGAGCACCGTCCTCGGAGCCGTCGTAGTAGATGGCGATCAGGCGACCGGCGCGGGCCGGGTCTTTGCATCGTTTGAGCCGCTTCCAGAGCTTTTCGTTCTGTTCAAGAGAATG